ATGGTGGTAGAATTAAGGTAAAAATCCCAGACTTGGACAACAAAACAGGAAATGCAGAATTACCTTGGTGCTATCCTATGTTATCAAAATTCTTTCATGTTTTTCCAAAAGTAGGAGAAATGGTAAGAGTGTTTATTGAAGATGTTAAATATCCACAAAGAAGCCGATATTGGGAAGGTCCGATTATTAGCCAACCCCAAAAAATTGAATTTGATTCGATTTATACCGCACTTTCAACAACAAATATGGCAATGACTACACCCGATGTTGCACCTTCAACACTTCCCGATGCGATTGGTGTTTATCCGTTGGTTGATGATGTTGCGATTGTTGGTAGAATTAACACTGATATTATTTTAAGAATTAATCAATTATCGCTAAGAGCAGGACAGCACGAAAATGGTAATGCTCTTAAACTTAATACGAAAAATCCTGCAAGTATAGACATGACGTTTGAACCAAAATTGTCTGAAAATGATTATTATAGTAACACAATAATTCAGTCAGATAAAATAGCAATTTTGTCACATGACGGAAGACCTCAATATAAAGCAGTAAGACTTACTACGCAAGACCGTCAAAACATATTCGATACTGGTCATCCAATGGCAAGGGCAGATGTGCTCGTAGAAGCATTGAACATAATGAGAAATGCAATCATTACACACATACACCCATATTCAAATGTTCCTGTAGATAAGACCGCAATCATTAATAGCTTAGAAAGTATTAATTTCGATGCCATCTTACAAAAAAACATTGTCATAAATTAATTTTTCCTTACTTTTGTTCTAAATGGATTTACAATTAGTACCAGCAAAATTATTTACTGCATTTAACGATGTTACGTTTTATGATGAACCCCACAAATATTTTCTTGATGGAAAAGAACTTATTTCGGTTACAACACTAATACATAAGTACCAAGAAGAATTTCAAGAAGATTTCTGGGCAGAGATTAAAGGTTGTCAACACGATTTAACTCCAAATCAAGTTAAACGAGCCTGGAGATTCATTAATAAGAAGGGTACTATCAAAGGTTCTGCTATACACGATTATGCTGAAAATCTATTTCAAAATAAAGAATTTGAGTATCCTCTGCAGACAATCGTAAATGAATTTGGCTTTGACCCTGTTTTAACTGAGTACAATACTACGAAAATGCACGTAGATAAGTTTTATAATGATGTACGGGGTAAATTAATCCCCATTCGCACAGAATTTGTTGTATATGACAGAGAATCACTTATTGGTGGAATGCTTGACATGCTCTTTTTTAATGTAAAAGCTGGAGAATTTCAAATCTGGGATTGGAAAACTAACAAAAAGTTTGATAGGGAAGAAAAAAGTAGACATTTGCTTAACGAACTCTGTATGATTGAAGATTGTGACTTGGAAATTTATAGTCTGCAATTGGAACTCTATAAGTACATCATTGAAAAAAACACTGGAATAAAATTAGGTGATTCTTATGTTGTGTGGTTCTCACACAATAATCCAACATACGAAGTAATCAAAACAAAAAACAGAAGATACGACATTGAAACAATTGTCAATCTAAGAATCCAAGACATTGCTGCTTAATAGCTATTATTTTATCTATTAAATGCCCAAATGTACTATAATAGATAAAATATTATACGTTATGCTACGTGTGACCATGACTTTTTTAGAATAATGCTACTTATTGTCGCTTGTGTTACATTATATATCTTAGATAGTTCTGTTTGAGTATGTTTTTTATTTTCATATTCATATCTGATTAAAATTACATCATCCTCATTTAGCTTATGTGCATTTGAGTCATTCCCTTTACGTTTTTTTGCTTTATCTGAAATTATTTTTCTGCTTTTTTCCGACATTTTCATTTCAAATTTAGGGTGTTGCTTACCAAATTTTCCGTACATCGGATTATTTTCACCTGACATTCGTTGTGATATTAAATCTTTAGTTTCTTGGCGACATTTTCTATTTAAAAAAATTTGTTTAGGGTCATTAACATTATAACCACATGATTTGTCCTTGGATTTGTGAATGTAAACGTATTCGGTTTCTCTTACCAATAAGTCATTAATACTACATTCAAGTAATATCGAAAATTCAAACACACTACACCCATATTTATTCCACGATGACTGTAAATGTGAATTGTGGTGTTTATTATGATTTAAATACCACCTATGGTCACGCCATCTTTTGTTAATATCAGTGGCACTACCAATATAGACTTTATTGTTTACTGTGTTCAATATTTTATATATTCCAGTTTTCATATAAAAAGAAACCACAAATATACTAAATATTTGTGGTTTTCATTAATGTCGCAATTTTAGCCAATTTGCTGTAAACCAATCTATTAGAGGTTTAAAATGCATCTCCACGGCTGTAGTTCAAGTGTTATCTTCTGTAATTCATCGCTTGAATAGTCGTTGTCACCAAAGTCAATACTTACTATTGAACATTGTTCCAAGAACCACTTTTCAACTTCAATACCTGTTGGGTCTAATGCTTTTAACAAGATGTTTTTCTTGTATCCTGCTGCGTAACCCATACGACCTGTAAGAGATTCAGCGTGTAAACGAACCCATTCCATTAATTGCTGTGAAGATGATGGACCAATTGGGTCAAGGAAATCAATTGACATTGTTTCCCAAGTATATCTACCAGCTACATAGTTTTGTTCATTCATAAACTGAATTGCGACAGAATTGATTTTCATAGAAGGTCTTTTAAATTTCTGTACCTTCCAAACCTCAATTCCTAATTCATCTGCGAACTCCGCAAAGAATCTGTTTATTCTTTTGGGTTCATATTCAAAAGGGATGCCCCTAATCATTTCTCCTGCCATGTTATTATCTGTTTTAAAATATAATACTTATTTTTCTAATAAATACTATCGTATTTGGAAAATAAATTATAATAGCGGGATTATTCCGGTCTTATGGTATATGTTCATTTCACAGGCGGTCATTTGGGCAAAAGTTTTTTTCTTTCTTTCAACTGGAGCAGGTGTTTCCATAACAGGAATAAATGGTGCTTCAACAGGAAGTGTCAAATCACATGCAGGTACGTCAGGAAGTTTTTTAAATTCTTCAACAGCTTCCTCTATTTTAGTATCAATTTCAGATTCTCCGTCATTAACATGAACATAATCTTCAGCAAATTTCACTGGGTCAGCACTTGCTTCAAGCAATTTAGTCATTTCTGCTTCAGCATCGACATTATGAAACTCTTCAAGATTTTCTTTAATTTCTTCTGGTTTTTCACAAACGCAAGGTTCTTGTTCTATTTGTGTTCCTTCAATTACCTGTACGGGAACATCAAATACTACTGGCTCACTTGTAAGTATTTCTTCGGTTGTTATTGTTTTTACTTCAGGTTTAACGTCTTCAACAACTTCTTTTTTTTCCTTTTTCGGTTTAGCACTACTTTTTCGATTACTTGTACTCATTTTTATAATTTTTTATAATATTATTTTACATAAATACTCTGAAAACAGAAAAGACCCACAACTCGGTGGGTCTTCTCACTAAAAATCATCAATTTATGCACCAACATCTGCAAAAGATGCTCCAGTTGGAGTAATTGTAAATGTAATACCTATATATTCAACTGCACGTGTTGGTTTGATGAAGATTTCGCCAAATAACTCGTTTCTGTCGATTGTTTCAGGTGTATTAATTGTATCGTCCATTTTGATTCTGAAGTCTGTGAGACCTCTTTCTCTCTTAACGGTATCAAGTATAGGTGTTGCCTTTGACAAGAACTGGTCGATAGTTGTTTGGTCATTCTGTTCGAATACCAATCTGATTGCGATGTTAGCAATAAGAACTTTCAATTGAAGTAACAATCTACGAACATTGATTCTGTCGAGAGCACTTGCTTTAACCTGTAAGGTTTTCTGACCAAAGATTGCTGTACCTGCATCTGCAAAGTCAGCCATTGGGTTGATTCTACCTGCGTAAAGTATATCACGTGCCTCTAATGACATCTTGTACTGTGATTTTCTTGCATCTGTTACACCACGGTTAAGACCTGCAGGTGCAAACCAAGGGAATGCCGTATTATCGGTAAATGCCATTGCTTTTACCACTTCACCTGTTGGTGGAAGATATACGTTGACATTATTTTGAGTATCCCTTAATTGAATCCAAGGGAAGTATGTACAAGCATAGTTGCTGTCAATGCCAGATGTATCAAGCATATCAACAACATCCTGTGCAGCAAGAACGTCTGCTTTACCACCGTCACCAATTGAAGTTTGAATACTTACTTGTGGTGCATCAATTACGTAAAGTGTGTCAGTTCTTTGTGTTTGTAACATGTTGATTGTATCAAGTACTAAAAGATTCTGTTCTGACCAGTTAATACCCGGAGTTGCAATTACGTTAATTGTTACTGCTTCAGGATTTGCAAATGTGTTAATTGCTGTTTCCCATGCCTGAAAGTCATTTGTTGCAGGAAGTAACACATTATTGCTTCCACGATAAATACCTTCTTGGCTATATAAGTCACCATAAGTGCGTGCGCCTCTGTTGACATTCCAACCATCAAAACCACCTGCAGGAGCAAGAGTAAATTTCCTTGAAGCCAATGTGAAGTATGGATTTAATGGGTCAAGTATATCAGAAACAGTTTCGAATGAACCCGCACCTGTTTCAAATGAACCAATTAATTGCTGACCATCATAGAATACGCCTGTTGCGCCCGAATCCATATGGAAACCATTAGTTTTACTAAAGCCACTTGAATCAGCAGTATCATTATTATAACCGTCAAAGTTAAAGAAGTTTTGATTGATACCATCACCTATAACGCCAGGTGCATCATATCCACTTGCCGATAAGCCTAAGTATACTCTTGCAACTCTTTCGGTTTTAAGATAGCTTGTTTTATAGAACATTGTTGGTGCTTTACCAGCATAATTGCTGGGAATTGAACCTGCAGGACTTGTTGTTGCACTAAGTGCAAAATTGTTAACCCAAATACCTTCGAAACCAGCAGGGAATGAATCTTGATGTTCTTCAGTATCCATTTCAACCATAATAAATTTACTTTGAAGGTCATATTCACCATCGGTTGTACCAATTGCTTGTGCAATATAGTTGTTTGTACCTTTAATCAAACTAAGTCTTGTATAAGTTTCTAATATGTTAGGATTTGCATCAGTATCATAGAATGCACGTACTTGTACGTCAAATACCATTGTTATTGGGTTAATGTTTGCAATACTAATCTTAATTTCTTGATTACCTGCATCACCATCAGAAATACTTACAAATTTAAATAATCTGCTAACTTTATTACCCTTAAGTTGAGATACAACCCAAGGAGTTTCGGGAGTTTTAAATGCTACTTTATAATTTTTAAAATAATCAGTATTAGCCTCAATCAGTGTAGTATTGATACCATAACCATAACCCATTGCATCAAGTTTTTTAATTAAATCAGGATATGTTGCTTGAACCCAAACTTTAGTTTTTTTATCCTTTGCAAAATTACCAAGAACATTAGAAATAAAGCTACTTGCATCGGGATTCATAGAAACTGTGTATGTTTGACCTGAAGCCACCAAAGTAAATTGTCCGAACATATCGCCCGAATCAATGTTTGTTGTGTTTCCAGATAGTGTTAATGTATTTGTGTCCCAAACCGTAGTCGGAGCAGCATTCATATGGTCAACAACATAACCTCTACTTCTAATTATTGCAAGTACCATACCTTCATATTGACTGTATGATGTACCTGACATAAGGGTAACGGTATCTTCAACAGTACCCCTGCCAATATTTGTTCCACCACTTAATGTTAATACTACAAAAGTATGCATATAACCACTAAATGATGTTCCCGGAAATGCTACTTTAGTAAAGCCACTAAAAGTTGTTCCTGTTGCACCCGTTGCACCAAGATATACACCTAAATAAGTAAAACCACTAAATGAACTAATACCAGATGTACTTGAAACAGGACCTACTGTTGCAGGGTCAACGCCTGCATTTAATGTAATTGCCCATGCTTTGCCTGCATCATATCCACTGAGACCCAATACACGTGTTACAAACATTTGATTGGATTCATTTAAATATGCATTTGCCGCATAAGGTAATTGGTATTGGAGTTGTCCGTTATCCGGAAATTTTTGTGTGCTCTGTGCACCAAATCTATTCATAAATTCGGTTTGGTCTTGAATAAAAACGGGTTCAAAAGCTGGACCCTTCAAAGTTTCACCAGCAATACCTAATGTTGTTATACCCACATTACGTGTTACGAAAGTCAAATCACGTTCTCTAAATTTATACCCCGGAGAGGTAAATACGAATTCTGCCATGTTTATAGTTATTAATGTTTTCTATTATTATTTCTGTAATTAAACGTTTTCTCGTTTTCAAATAAATACTAAAAAAATATTGAAAAGGTAATTTACAGAGATTAATATCACAGGGGTATTAGTGCTCATAAACATGGATTTGAACAAATTTCAAATTTTTTGTCTTAGATTTTCCGATTTTCGAATTTTTTTGCATGAAATTTCAGAAAAATTCATGCAATTTTTTTTCACTTTTTTTTAAAGATTTTTCAGAAAACATCGTAATAGTATTTATGTAAAATACATTTTGGCAAATTATGAACAAATCACAACGCATTTATTTAAACACAGGAAATACTCAAACCGATAAATACATTCAAGTTCAACTTGAACAAGATGTCGATACTCTGGAATTCATGACACTTAGTATCTTTACGCAAGACGTATACCAAGACTTTAATTCTGATTATGGAGTATTGGTTGGCAGGGTTGTAGCAAATGGCGGTATTGGTGTCCCAAATGCCAAAATTAGCATTTTTATACCCCTTACAGACACCGATGCACAGGACGGTGATATTGCAAGCATCTATCCCTATAAGACCCCCAGAGATAAGAATGCAGAGGGAAAACGCTATAATTTGCTTCCAAGAGTTTCACAGTATGTTCAAAGCGAAGGTATTTTTAAACCAAAGCAACCATTTGGCAGTTTTCCCATCAAACCAGAAATCGTAACGAATCAAGATTTCTTAGATGTGTACAAAAAATATTATAAATATACTGCACTAACAAACTCCGCAGGCGATTATATGATATTTGGTGTACCTATTGGTGTACAGACAGTTCATATGAGTGTAGATATTACCGATATTGGTAAATATTCAATGACACCTGCCGCTATGGTAGTAAACTTAGGGTATTCGCCAAACCTTTTCATGAATAATAATACTCAAATAAAACCTTCGGACGACCTAACTGACTTGCCAAACATTGAAACCCAAGAAATTAGTGTTGAAATTATACCTTTTTGGGGTGATAATCAAAACTTTATAATTGGTATAACTCGACAGGATTTTAGAATTCGTGCAACGCTTAACAATACCTTTGTTATATTTGGTAGTGTATTCACTGATGCATATAAATCAATGTGGGGACGTGGTACAACTGATGACTATAAAAGGGTATGTCTATTATATCAAATGGGTGTTGATAATGGCAATGACGTTAGAACAAATATCGGTGTAAGCGTTAAAAGAGCAGGAACGGTTACAGAAAAAATATATTATTATCCTGAAAATATTACAGATGCTCAAATTGCTACAGGCAATTTTGTGGACCAAATGTTATTATTAGACCCAACACAATATTCTGTATATAAAAGAGGCGGTGATTTTGCTGTAATTGTTAGTTGTAATAGAAGAAAAGTACTTACTGATGACTTTGGAAATGAAGTTGTGATTTCAGAAAATTCACCCGATGGTATATTTACAAGATTTGCAGGGTTTATGACACTTGAAATTTCAGACGAATTATATCCATTAGATTGGGAATCACATGGTAATCGGGTAGAAATGAAACCCATAAGGCAAAAACTTAAATTTCCACAATATGCAGATGCCGGAAAAACATTAAAAAATCCAAATATTTGTGTAAATGCTGAATGTGATAATGTCGCATGGAGGCAAGAACATTATAGTTTTACTGGTGGTGGACTTTATAGTGTAAGCAGATTTCATGGAATTGTTGCCAATAGATATTGTGATAGTGCATGTTGTTTGCTTCCTGGCGGTACTGGATTTATAAATGGCGACAGTATAAATGTAGCATGTTGTTCATATTGGGACGTAAATGCAGGTATAATTCAAACAAACGATTATGGTGCTACTGGAAACACAAGTATTGGATTTCCAAGTAATTCTATTATAACGGGTTGTGATAATTGTATGGGTTTAACCTGTGTGGAAAATTTTGGTGCTAACTGGATGAATCTATCAGTATATTTACCACAAACAGGATGGGTTTATAATAATTATAATTACATATATTGCTGGATGTCAAATTCTCAATTTACTTTCGCAAGAAAAAATGATGCATATTATATGGAAGCAAATAATCAATTAATTGCAGGAAAATATACAGATACTTGTAGTTTTGCACGTTCAGACTTAAATTGGACCGACTTTGTTCCTATGACAAAACAAGATGTGGCAAAAATGAATGAAGTTCCAGCAAAGGGATTTAAAACTTCAGATGATGGTAAAACCATTACAACAATTAGTGGTGGTTATCCATTACATGGCACTTATCGTAATGGAACATATACTCCAGCGGGTTGGAGTGGACCTGCACCATTCTGTGGTGGTAGATGTAATGGTAGTGCTTGTTGTGGTACACAAGACCCTAAAACATATTTCTTTAAAGGAATTGATATTTCTGATTGTGTTGCATTTATCACATGCTTGGGAATTATATAAAACAAAAAACCCCACCGATTTGATGGGGTTTTTTGTTTTATTTATTTGCTGAATGTATAAACAGCACTTGAGGATGGCGTGCCAACAACGACACTTGAACTTAACATTTGTAATTTAAGAATTGTTTTGCCGGAATTAAGTTCTTTTATTTTAAAAAGAATAGTTCCAAACTGCATCGGTCCACTACAGGTAATTTGATTTATATTAATACTGAAAGTACCATCAGCATAACCAGTTGGGTCGTTTGAACACAGGTCATAAATCTTAATCGTATTAGGTAAACCAAAGGTAAGTTTTAGTGCACCATAATTAAACTCATTAGTAAGTGCAATAAGGTCAGTAGGAAGAACATACTTCTTTATTAAAACAGTGCCTGTTTGGTCAAAAGTCTCCAAAGAAGTAAAATTCCACGTACCTGCCAAATCAGCAACAGTAATTGTTGTCGTGGTTATGGGGTTGTCATCGGTAGGTTTTTCACAACCGATGTTCAAGATTGTCATTGCTGACATTAACATTAAGAAATAAATTACTTTTTTCATCTTTTTATAGTTTTTAAGTTAAACAATAGTAGTTATACGTAAGCGAAGCCAAAAATGTTACAAAAAACCATAAATATTTTTAATGTATTTATATAATATGAGTGAAAATACAAAAATATTACTCGGTAGTGCTACCAATGTCAACAGCGTTAATGCCGATAATTGGCAAAAATTGGAATTAGTGAATAAAGTAGGTCAGATTCTTGAGTATGACATAAGTAATCCTCTTAGCGCAACTGAACTTTTCGATGCCGAAAGAAATGCAAATGAGATTTATCGTATATATGGCAGAATGGAATATATGTCACTTCTGAACGGACTTAAATCAAACTATAAGGTATTATCGGATTTCTTTTTACCACAAAATACTGGCAGTAAAAACATTTTCAATTCGTTTAATTTTTATCTTCTCAAAGCAGGAACAGGATATACACCAACAAGTGGAACCAGTACTATTGATTATGTAAGATATTTTGATGTAATTGCGACACCTAAAAATTTTGAATTATTTAATGCGGGTTTTTCTAACAATGTTTATGGCGAACAGACATACGCATTTAATTTCAATGTGGATTTCAATGTTGCACCATATGTCGATAATTTTGACTTTCCTTTAATGGAATTATTTTTATATGCACAATATATACCAGGAACAAATGGCAATAGTCAACCAGAAACAATGCTCCGAACTTCTTGGGGAGTTAATAATGCCGTAACAAAAGTACCATTCATTCCCACAACATTAAATATTGGTGATAGAATCTACGGTGATTTAGTCGAATATTCAAAATCAGAATTTCTTCAATTTCAGTTAATGCCACAAACATATTATATTAATACTCCGTATAGTGCAAGTACACTTCAATGGAAATACAATCCATTTATTTCATTTCCTCTTAGATATTTTTACGATAATCTAAGTACGGCAAATAGTGGAAGTACGTCATACGCACAACAAATATCAATACCTTACTATGCAACGTTATTGACAGGTGGAACTATCGGAATGGGCAATTATGTGTGGAGAGAAATTGTACCACAAGGACTTACCGACCCGTTGACGGGTGTGGGAGTAGATTATCCTTTTGTAAATAAAAAAAGATATTTATTTTCATCAATAATTCTCGATGTTTCGCCAAATCTCAATGACCCATTGACATTGAATGCATTTAGTCAAATTCAGTTCGGTGCACCCATACTACTTAATAAAACACCAAACAGTCCTTTAAATAATATTGGAAAACCATGTCTATAATCAAAGAAACAATAAGACTCTTTAATACACCCACAGGTACAACCATAATTAATATCAGTGGTCATACACCAATTACAGGTATTACTGGAATTATGAATATTTCTTTTGGACTTGGTTCGGGTGATGACTTTTTGGGTTATCAACAGGAAATTGATAATTTAACACAAGTAGTTAGTCTCGATATCGTCAATCCAGAAATAGACGTAGAAGAACGTAGATTCAATTACATTCCAAATATAGGTCCACTAACACTGGAATTTAATTTTCACCAACCTAATGCGGGAAATGTATTTCATTATTATTTTAGTTATCAAGGTTTTACTGTTGATGAAGAAAGACAAAACGCATTAAATATGCAAAATAGTTTCTTTATTATGGACTATTACGATACGTTTGACATCAATACACAAACCAAAATATTTACAACTTATTTAACAAAAATAACTTCAGGTGAATGGAGTGTTGGTTTACCCGAATACACTGAACCCTTTTCAGAATATGTCATCAACGGAAGTTCATCAAATCAGTTATATTATTGGTATGTTCCTGTATGGTATATAAAGGCAAATTTAACGGGAACAACTAATACTGTTACAGGATATACAAAATTCACGTTTTATAATGCTAAAAGTGGTACAACTGCACTGTTTTATAATTCTGATAATGATACTGTTGATGCTAATGGGTATGTTAATCCACAAAAGATGTATTTTAAAACTGAATTAAATTTGGCTAATATGACATGGAAAATTCTGACTCCACCAAGTCACAATAATGTGATTATTGCAAATCAATTATGGAATAGTCCTGCATATAACGACAAGGTTAATAATACCGTTCAGAATTTTAATAATGAACAGCAAGACTATCCTTCAGGCAATACATTTAATTATTTAAATGGAACTTACGAGACCCTTTAATATGAAAGCTATGACATCACAGGTCCAACCATTACCAAGCATTTTATAACGACTGCCATCGCTAACAATAGAACTATATCCGTCTGGTACTGTCTGTAGTCTTTCATATTCCAGTGGGGTAAGTTTGCGAACTCTTCGTATTATGCCTGGTTCTAAAACCTTCTTTTGTTGATTACCACCACAAACGGCAGTAAGCGTTTGGCATTTGTGCTGGGGCGAATTAACTCTTTTAAGAATATCATGACCATTTATTGCAAGTGTAGCACAAACTACCTTACTATCGCCATGATAAATGTATGATTCACTGTAATAATATTTTTTATCGACTTCTTTTTCAAGCACATCAGCAAGTACCAACGGGTTACTTTCTGGTAACTTACCAATTGGTATGTTAGTCCAATAAAGTCTTGGTCTCGATTGTGCAGAGAACAACTCAGAATTAATAAGTACTGGCTGTATACCAAGAATATCGGTAATTACATCCTGCCATTCTTTCTTCATTACGACATTCTCTAATAAGAAATATTTGGGTTTACATTCTTTCAACAAACGCACATATTCAAAAAATAACTTGGACTTACCATCAAATCCGGTATTGGTTGAAATTGTATTGGTGAAACTTTGGCAAGGACTGCCGCCACAAATTAGTTCAAATTTACCATCAAATAATATCACTCCACCTTCATATTCAACCAAAGTAACTTGTGTCTCCGAATGAAATTGTATGAAATCTTCGTAAGTTTTTGAAGTTCGGTTAATCTCATTCCATCTTTGTAATTCTTCGATAAAATTTTGAACATTTCTATTCGTTTCAAATTCTCCGTTGCCATTTTCTTTTTTGACCTCTCCTCCATATCTATCTTCTTTCGACTCTCCAAATAATTCTTTCTCACATCCTCTCGCCACATTGCTTTCTGAGTTCTCTCCGAAATCAATTGTCTTTCCTTCGGGTCTGAAAATCTCTCCAATAGTGTTGTTGAAATTTTCTTTTTTGTTTCTTCTAACTGAATTGGTCTGTTTTTCTTCAATCCCTCTGATATTCTTCGAGAAATTTCTTCGTTCCATATCGTAACCATACCCCCACTCGCTACATTGTAATTCATTGGAGTCTCCGCTATCAACTTTATTTCCATTGCTTCTGCTTCCGCTAATATTTCGTGACTTGACAAAATCTCCCAAGTCACGTTTTGAAAACCGTATTTTCTCAATGCATTGTAAAACGGAAGATTCCCGTACTTTTTTTTGTCCGTCATTCTGTATTTGTGCTCCGAAATACGCTGTGATAGTGAATTTCTTGTCAAGCCAATATAACATTTCCCATTCGGGAAGTTTGCTTTGTATATTAATATCATATACAGATAAATACTGATGAACATCCAATAAAGAAAGTAATTTTACTTTTATTTTGCAAATATTTCCGAGTTGTTGGGTTTTAGGAAATTGATTTTGAGTTACTTCAATACAATCTTTGTCAATTTCTGAGGCAAAGTATTGATTGTATGGAATGCCAGCTTTATTTAAAGCAATTTGCCCACACGACATTCCATCGAAGGTTGATAATACATTCATGTCAGCGAATATAGGAATTATTTATCAATAACAACAGTAAATTTTGGCTTTCTCATTGCTTTTGCAATCTCAAATTCTTTTTCGTCCTGTATAAAGCCAAGAATTTTCAAAGCGTACTTGGATACGAAAAACCTATCGCCATCAATATTTTCAATAGGATTGGCTTCTGCAAAACCTTCGAACATTAATGGCATTGGTGCACCTTTAATCCACACGTATTCCTGTCGTGAAGCAAAGTTTTTAAGAATTTGTTGGTCAAGTTCATTAACATCTACCCTGTATTTTGTAAAAAGCGTAGCTTCATATGTTAAATCTACATTAACGGGTTCTGGCATTTTAAACAGCAATGCAATTTCTTCCCCCGCATCCATGATAGGAACAGTAAAATATCTGAATTTACGTGGTTGTGGAATTCTAAATTTAGTGCCAAGACGAGTACCTGGCTGTTTATCAATACGTCTAACAGTAATATAAGGGGTTGGTACGTTTTTATCATTATCCATGAACTTCCAGGTCTTCGAAAATTCGCCCCAACGGTCATTATCAAGATAAAATGTTGGTACAATCCTGCCATCAATAGTAATTTTCATACCATCTTTATTCACATAATCGAACAATACTTGGTCAATGTCTTCCATTAAAATTGTTCTTGGAAGATATTTGGTTTTTTTATCGGTTTGAATCATCAATTGTTCGATTCTATCAAAGCCATATTTAAGATATTCACATCCGGGTTTAGGTGGATTGGTGTCAATAGTATATTTTATTTTCTTCGGTAATGACATTTAATTGCTGTTTTCATATAAATACTCTTGCACTTTAATTGTTTAATAACTATATTTGCCTACTTAAATCACGGAAGATGTTAGTTGAACGAAAAGAAATTCTCAATGAAGATAAAAGCACAGGATATATAGAAGCAGTTTTTAATTCGGACAACGTACTAAAAACCACATATTTTCCCAAAATACAAAGACTGTACATTGCTTTTAGCAGAGGACATACGTATTCATATAGCAATGTTTCACGTGAAATCTATGATGCATTCGAAGAAAGTGATTCCCAAGGTAAATATTTTCACAAAAATATCAATAACAGGTCGAAATATCCAACCCGTAAGGAATTCACATTGTATCCAAATGAAGTGCACGACCTAAAGAACATAGTTGAAGAATTCAACGAAAATAATAAGATGATTGATTATAACGGAACGACTACAGATGACGATGAATAGTATTGAAGAAAGGGATAATCTTATCCAATTAATGCAGGAAGCATTGAAATTCTACGCAGACCAAAACAATTACACGCCTAAAACTAAAAATGATTTGGGCGACAGGTATCTAACAATGGTTGAAGTTGATGGTGGCTCACAAGCACAATTTGCAATTGACCAAGCAAAGCAACTAATTGAACAGAATCAGAAAATACAGGATGACTATGATAAACTTATCATGGAAACCGAGAACTTTGAACTCACCGGGGAAACAAATCCAATCGAACTAATAAGGGTTTTCACTGAAACACACAAAGACAATGAAAATCCAATCGTTTGACGAATATCAATCACGTGCTGTAGGAATGCGAGTTTCTCTACAAAGACTTTTAATTGAATATCCCGACCTTCCGGAAGGTATCATTGAATTATTGGGGATTACTTACGATGGTTTAGGTCTTGGTGAAGCAGGTGAAGTACAGGGAAAAATTAAAAAAATCATCAGAGACAATGGTGGTGTAATAACCGAAGAGGCAAAAGATGCAATTATTCTTGAAATTGGTGACACATTATGGTATTTAGCATCGCTTTGTCAAAATCTTGGTACTACCTTAGAAAATGCAGCCACATTAAATATTGAAAAATTGGAATTGCGTCACAAAAATAAAACGGTACATGGTAGTGGCGATTATAGATAATTGGAGATTTTTTCTGGTATACGAGTATTTATGTTAAAGTATACTCATGGAAGAATTAAAAATAATCACAAGAAATGAAGCAAGAAGAATACAACAAAAATGGTATTATACTGGAATCTCCTGCAAAAATGGACACATTGATAAAAGATATGTCAATACCGGAATTTGTTATGGTTGTAAAAGAAGTTTAAATAAAATTTGTAATGTTAGACACCCCGATACTTTAAAAAAAATTAGTAAGAGGGGGTATAAAAATAATAGAGACCAAAAATTAAAAAATAGTAAAACTTGGGTTGAGAATAATAGAGAAAAATCAAATAAATATAAAAATAATTGGAAGATTAATCACAGGGAACAACATTTAAAACAAGCACGTGAATATGCATCCAATAGAAGAAAAGACCCGCACTATAGATTAAGTAAAAATATGAGTAAAGCAATTTGGGAATGTCTGAAAAACAATAAGAAACAATTCAGTTGGTTAAAATTTGTGAATTTTTCATTGAATGATTTAATCGTGCATCTTGAAAGTAAATTTACTCCGGAAATGACTTGGGAAAATTATGGAACTTATTGGCATATTGACCACGTTAAACCGTTAAGCTGGTTTGATTTAAAAACAGAATTTAATGATGCTTGGACACTTTCAAATTTACAGCCATTAGAAGCAACAAAAAATTTAAGTAAAAATAATAGATATATAGGATAATAACACATGGCAAAAATAGTAAAATTTATTGGATTTAAGAAATTAGTGCCGGAAGCACAAGCACCTTATCAGAAATACATCACAGACGCAGGTTATGATTTGAGTGCAGTTTCGTTCAATGAAACAGAAGATTACTACGAATATGGTACGGGCATTGCAGTTGAAATACCTACGGGCATGGTTGGCTTGGTATTTCCACGTAGTTCGGTAACTGGCGTAGATTTAATGCTTAAGAATTGTGTTGGTGTCATCGACAGTCAATATCGTGGTGAAATTCGTTGCAGATTTGCAAAGGTTATTCATGACATATTCCGGGATGGTGAAACAACTGAGGAAAAACGCAATTGGTGGGGCAAACTTTTGTACGGAAAAACACACGACCTTATTGATATATGGTTTTTACCGAGAAAAATTAAGAAATATCAGATTGGTGATAGGGTTTGTCAGATAATTTTCATGACACTTCCCGAAATAAAAATAATTGAAAAAGCCGAACTTTCATCAACCGACAGAGGTGAAAATGGTTTCGGAAGCACAAACAACAAATAAAATGGCAACACATTTAGAATTAGCAGAAGTAAGTCCAAAGGAAGTTTTGGATGAAGAAACAGGACCAAACGTATACTTATATCATAAAGGAACGCAGGCAGTAGTAATTACATCAGGTGAAGCATGGTATAAAAGATTATGGTATGTATTAACGAATCCGTTTACATATCTTTTCGCAGGAAAATTGAGATATTAATATGGCAACACAAGACGATTTCAGATTAAGTCCTGAATCCAAATTGGAATTCAAAGACTTATCCGATGAACAGTACCGGGTGTACGAGTTTTCGGACATGACAATAAAAATTGTTGAACCTCTCTACCTCAATGTTTCGGCAAGCGGGGGACATAGGATATTCGACTCAGAAGGCAAGTCAAACTACATTCCTTCGGGTTGGAGAAGACTCTATTGGGTCGTAAAAGAAGGCAAACCTCACTTTGCTTTTTAAAAATTATTTTATTTAAAACTTTATCAAGATTATGAAGGGTACAACTGGAATCAAGGTAAGAAGGGCAAGTGCTAAGAAAATGCTTGAGGCACAGCTTTTAAGGGGAACTAAACCCGAAAAAATCAACAAAAAAACAACAAGCACGATGATACCGCTAACTCCTGCGGACATCACACGCATCAATAAAGAAATTGAGGCAATAAATAATCCGAAGAAGAAAAATGGTGTGAAGGCATAATGGAACAGTATTTGGACTTATTGCAGAACATCATTTATAATGGTGTTGAGAAAGAAAGCGGTAGGGCAAACATGCCAAATACCATCGGAATTTCTTATGGCTTAATTGAAATGGACCTACGAGACGGTTTTCCGCTTCTTACAACAAAGAAGATGTATTGGAAAGGTATCGTGCACGAACTCCTGTGGTTTCTCCGGGGAGATACAAATATTAAGTATCTTGTTGATAATAATGTTCATATTTGGGATGGTGATGCTTATAGATATTTTCAAGAACGACTTTGGTTATTGCCGAAAATTGAAAATATTAGTATGAATGATTTTATTGATAGGGTTAAAAACAAACAATTCGAAGATGTTTTTCATTATAAATATGGTGATTTAGGTCCAGTTTATGGACATAATTGGAGAAATTATAATGGAAAGGTTGATTATTATCATATCGGCAAAAAGCCTAATTTTGAGTTAAATAATTCTAACATATTTGGTGTTGGGATTATTGATAATCGTAAAGGATTGAAAAAACATCCACTATTCAATACTTGGTATAATATGATTAGTAGATGTTATAATTACAGCGACCCAAATTTTTCAATGTATGGGGGTAGGGGTGTTTATGTTTCTAATGAATGGCTAAATTTTAAAACATTTGAAATTGAAGCAAAAACAATTCCAAATTATAACGATAAGTTAAATAATTCGCATAGATATCAATTAGACAAAGATTCTTTAGGTGGTAAATGTTATTCATTAGAAAATTGTATTTGGTTAAGTATTGAAAATAATGCAAGGTTAATAACAAAAAATTTCGAATATACAATATCAAACGGTAAAAAAGAAATAATAACAACAAATATTGAAGGAACTGCAAAAGAACTGGGTATCGAACCAACTAATTTAAATAGGGTTTGTCGGGGTGTTAGAAAAAGCGCAGGTGATTGGTATTTAATAAATAAAAAAGATTTTAGAATTGGAGAAGACCAAATTTTAAATATCTTAAAACAACTAAAAGAAAACCCATATTCAAGGTATCATATTTTAGATGGTTGGAATCCAATTCAAAGAAAATTAAGTGCTCTTGCACCATGTCACCTGCTTTATCAATTCATTGTAAGACCGTTATTGGATAAACAAAAGGTAGAATGGATTATAAACCAAGAGGGTGTTGATGAAACGAATCCAAATAGTAGTCTTTATGGTTATGACATTAACAAACCATTGGATTTTGATAATCACCCCACACTAAATGTTCCAAAATTCTACTTGGACCTCAATATGTATCAAAGGTCATGTGATACTTTCCTTGGTGTGCCTTTCAATATTGCTTCGATGTCGATACTGTTAAAATTGTTTGCAAAGGCATGTAACATGCTTGATGGTGTGGCTACTTGGATTGGTGGAGATACACATTTATATGTCAATCACATGGATGCAGTTAAAGAACAACTTTCAAGACAACCACATGATTTGCCAGAATTAATAATTACCAAAAAAATAAACTGTCTTGACGATATACTTGCTTTGACAATCGATGACTTTCAATTAAAGGGTTACACCTATCATCCACCAATTAAAGCAGAATTATTTACAGGATTAAAGAAATAAATAATGGTCAAAAAGAACGAAATCATAGAAATATTGCAAGACTATATGTCCCCGATTGAAATTGAAAGATATTTGGATAACAAAGAAATGTTCAGAAAAGCAATTGAGGATATTGATGAACGTGCAAGAGTTGATGCAATACATAAAATCGGCTTTGGAGAATTTATTAAAACTAAGATACAGCACGCAAGAAATAAAAGACTTGCAACAATAGTGTCAGAACAAATATGAGCGAAAGAAACTTCAAGAAAATCGGAAAATTCGAATTCTCGGTAGAAGTACCGATGGATTCGGATTTGATGGTTGCTATTACACTTGCAGAAGAAAAACGTAATACAACTCTTGAAGAATTTTCAAACTTTATAAAACTCGGTGCAACACGAGAAGACAAAGAAAAGATTTTCATTACAATGGAGTCTATATTAGTGATGAACGAGAATATTAAAGTGATGAAAGATGCTGCAATAGCTGTAAGAATGTATAAATTAGAACAAGAAAATAATAAAAAAGAATAATGGAAGAACAAACGAAACAACCCGAAGAATTGAAGCTGGATATTATGACAGCAATTGAGTACATGACTGAAAAACGTGATGATGCTCTTGAACATTTTAACGATAAACTTAAATTAAATGATTATGCACATGATGCAACGATGCATGATGCACTTTCACCAGTATTAAGAATTAATTTACAACTTAAAACACTGGAAGATTGTTTAATTGCGCTCAGAGTTCAACAGGGATTAAATAAAAACAATAAATAAATGGACGTAAGACTGAAAAATGTTGATTTGATTGCAGAATTGCAAGATACGTTTCAAGACGTAACAAAGCAACTGATTGAAGACGAGAAGCGTTGGGGCGACACTTGGAAGGAAAGAGGATTGGTATTTAATGGACAACCGCAGGAAGAACGGTTTTTTCAGAAAATAGAAACCTATTTCATGGATTTTCGTGAAAATGGTACTCCGATTCCTTGGACCAAAATTTTTGGTGAAGCACACATAGCTTTAGTCAGAGAAAAGAAATTAAAGTAATCAATGTCAACCAATGGCAATATTATACGTTATAATATTAATATTAGCGATAGTAGTTCTTTTACTTTCAGGAGGATTATATCTACACATTAAGAAAAGTCAACACATTTCCGATAAAGAAAAAGAGTTTATTGCGTTTGTTATTGACATATATACAGAATATGGTGATGACTTGGGTGTTCAGTCTAAAGAACAGCACAAAAAACTCACAGAAGAACTACTGAAAATTAAAAACAAATATTTTAAAATAAAAAAAGGGGACAAATAGTCCCCTTTCTTATTCCTGTACCTATAATTCAGAATTATGGTTTTTCGTTAAGAATTGAATCTGCATCCAACTGTGCAAGCTGTGCCAATACGTTTGCATCTGTGTCTGTAACGCCTGCTACATAGCCTATTCTTGCCCATAATCTGTAGGTGTCTTGTGTTAATGTGATTGCCATTTCGTTTAATTTTTAAATAATATTATTTATATATAAATACTCAAATTTTGGTGATTTACTGAAATTCGCCTTTGGTTTCATTAAGAAAAGGTATAACGTCCTCTTTCACAGGAACTCCTGTAACCAATTTCCAGTAAGATTTAAAACCACCTATAGTCTTTTTTGTTTCATCAGTAACATTATTGGCACTGTCGACCTCATAAAATCTACGTTTTTCGCCACTCATGTTATATTCAACAAAATCACCACGGTTAATTTCAGTATGTTTTTCTTCGAGTTCAGCCAAGTAAACACCAAAACGCAAGTTTCCTGTGTCATCCCTTGTAACACCACCAGGATTTGGACCATAGTATTCTTGCTTACCGTCTTCAACATCAACCATAACTGAGAGTCTAACTGGTGACAAGAACTTTTTATCTTTAGTTTTCGCCTGACCATAGAGTTTATGAACTTCGGTCTGATTTAAATTGACCCTATGAAGTATAACAAACTGCGGATTATCTGTCATCAGATAATTTCTGCCATAGAATATATCTAAGTCAAAAGAATTCTGGGTCATAAACATTCCGTACCTATCATTCTCTAAGTCTAATAATTGCTTTTTCTTTTTCATATTAAATTGCTATAATTGGAAACATTGGCGGTTGATATCCACGTTCTTTGTTTACATTCTCAGCAATATCAGCACGGATTTTAACCATATTTTCTTGAGTCATATAATCCAATTGTGTCATCAATGCTTCAATTGTTTCATCTTTCAATTTCTGACCCTCATCAAGTAAATGTCTGTAGTCCATAGTAAGTTGTTTGTCGGTTACACCAAGTTCACCACTATAAAAACCACGCATTCCACCAATAACTATTTTTACTTTGGCAATAAGTAAATTTCTTATTTGTTGACGAGCAACATCATTCATTTTATACCATTCTAATACTTTAGTTGGTGGGTCTGATGGTAATTTAATAACATCGTTATTTTCTTCCAAACACTTATCTCTATCAGTGCCAAGAGTATCATAATACCAATACCAAACTTTTCTTCCACCATAATGTATTCCCCAAGAACCAGCAATTTCATGACGGTCACCGGGAATAGGATAAAGATGTAAAATCTTTTCACCCGAAGCCAAACCAGTTATACGATATGTCAATATTGACTGAAGTACTCTTTGTTTCATACGCCTGTCTTGTGCTGCAAGAAGGGTTGAAAATGTTGGCTGTACATACATGGCAGGTCTGCCCAAATATGACCAACCCACCATTCCTGGTGCCCATGCATTCATTGCAAACGGGTCAGCAAGTCCACCATCAATTTCGGGTGGTGTTTCCCATAGAACTTCATTAATTTCTCTACCTGCGGGTATGAGATAATGCTGAGTATGTCCAGAAGTTACAATAAAATCACGTTTTAGTTCCCATCCGGGAGCTGCAGGAGCGTTAGTACCTAAACCAACTTGCCTCGAATAAGCATAGGTAAAACTTTCCATGTAATGATTGGACTTAATCGTAAATGCTGAAAGAAAATCACCAGTTTCAGTATCCATGCCTTCTAACATCATCCATTGTTGCTCAATCAACCATGTATTAAGCAATGCAGAATAGTCTTCAACAACCATTTCAAGGTATGAAATCATCATTTCATCAGTGAGTTCAAATGGTCTTAAAGGATATCCTAATTCGTGTTTTACTTTAAGAAATAAATTATTTCTATCAACTGTTGTTATTAATGCCATAATTACATATATTTGTACTCTGTTTTACATAAATACTTTAATTCAACCATTATGTTTAAAATTGAGTACGAAATTAAATTAAATGAGAAGGGCAGACCCTACATTGATTTACCGCCAACCTATGAACAGATTCCTGAAAATCAATTTTTTGCTCTCGAAATGGCGAGATATACCCTGCAGAAAACACATGCGGGAATGAAAATACCACCATTTGACCAATATACTATTGATATAATGGATGCAACTATACGCATGCTTGGACAAATGAGTGATGAAGTGGCAAGAATACTTTGGCATCAAATGAAAGTTGCAGGAGAAGCGACCTTAGTGTATGGAAGATGGCATATTTATGTTACCACAATCGAAGAACGTGATGCAATATCCGAACACGGCATTATACAAAACGGCAAATTGTATTTAAGAAAAGAAGGTCTGAAAGTTTACGTACTTGAAGGTGCACGTAGATTTGAATTAAAGGGTGGAACAACAAATGACCATTGGGTATTAATTGAAGAAGAATGAATTGTATTAGCTGTGGAGAATGTTGTAAAAAACATTGGCTTCTACACTTAAAAAGCGATTATGAGAAATCATTGTTTAAAAGTTTAATCGTATATGGGGAATATATTTGGACTGACCAATGCCCTTATCTTCAAAACAATAAATGCAGTATTCACGATGATAAACCCTATAAATGCAAAGAATATTTTTGTGAAAAACATTAATTTATGAGTTTTAGACCAACTGAAGAGCAAGAAAGAATATTCTTATTTATAAAGAAACGTCCGGAAAACGTATTAATTAATGCATTTGCTGGGTGTGGCAAGACTTCTACAATTGTAGAGGCAGTTAAATTATTGCCACAAGACAAATCAATCACCTTTCTGGCATTCAACAAACACATTCAAGAAGAACTCAAAACTAAGTTGCCAGAACACGTCAGATGCTATACCACCTATGGCTTGGGAACTTCAGCAATTAAAAGAAAGTATGGCGATAAGATAACTTTCGATGAATTCAAAGCAGATAAAATCATACTTAAAAAGTCCAAAACATGGGACCTATACGATGAATTTAAATCACAAGAAAAAATTGATTTTTATTTGAATTCCATTAAAAAACTCACAAACCTTTGTAGGTTGACATTAACTGTCAAGCCAGAATATATTCCGTACATTGCAGACCGTTATGAAATAACAAATTTAAGAAAGCCACAGGACATCAAAAGAGTATTGAAAGTCTTAGATGAAATGTCGACCAATAGAGAAACATTTGACTTTACTGATATGGTTTATCTTCCAGCAATTGATAATAGTATTTGGATGTTTCCGCAGGATTATGTATTTGTTGATGAAATTCAAGACGTAAATCGTTGTCAGATTAAGATTATAGAGAAAATCTTAAAGCGTGACAAAAAAACCGGAAAAATTCTCGGCAGATTAATAACCGTTGGTGATTTCTTTCAGGGCATTTATGGTTTTAATGCTGCCGATGAAAAGTCATTTGAATGGTTCGAGAAATTTCCAAACACCCGCACACTGCCTCTATCGCATTCATTTAGATGCGCTAAGAACATTATAATAGAAGCACAAAAACTTGTACCCGATATTAAGGCATTAGATAATGCACCTGATGGTATTGTCCGGGAAGGTGATGTGCTCAATGAAGCAGAAAGTGGTGACTTTGTTTTATGTAGAACAACAATGCCTTTGGTTAAATTATTTTTTGAATTTCTTGTTCAGCATAAAAAAGCAATTGTTAAGGGTTCAGACATTGGAATACACCTTATTGAATTAATCGGTAAAATTACGACACTTAGTGAATTAAAAAGTTATTGGGAAACAGAATTGCAGAATTTTGCTGTTGATTTAAAATCTAAAGGTGTATTGAATCCTGAAGAACACTCAGGATATATTGCACTTGCAGATAAGGTCTTAACATTGGTATTTTTAGCTAAACTTTCGAATGATATTGAAGACCTTAAAAATAAAATCCGAACTATTTTCACTGACGAAATTAAGGGAATTTGTTTGAGTACAGTACATAAAGCTAAAGGATTAGAAGCTAACCGAGTATTTATAGTACGTCCGGACTTATTGCCAATGAAAACCGTAAAGGGTTGGCAACAAATTCAAGAGATAAACTTACAATATGTTGCAATTACAAGGGCAAAGGCAGAATTAATTTATGATAAAAATTGGAGCAATGAATAAAATTGACGATTTGATTTTCAGACATTGGGAATGGGCAAAAAACCGAATTGACAAAAATGGCGTTAAATATTCTGACAAATATTCTGAAGAAGTACATAAAAGATTCATAAAAAAAATGGATTAAAAGCATGGGATTTGATGATATTGAAGCAAGATTGTCACGTGCCATGAAATACAATAAATTATTTTGATAATTAATAAATTAAATATATGGAATGGCAAATAAGAATTGAAGGACAGCAAAAAAAAAGAATTTTGGTTACCTTCGACCCGCAAGGGGAAATGATTTTATTTCAAGGTCAATACAGTATCAAAAATCATTGGATTGATTTTAGCAGTGAAAGTCACCCAATGGAAATTGATTTGGAAACAATTCAATCACTATTGATAAAGGTTTATGAAGCAATGAACAAAAGACTTGCAGTCTATGAAGACCTAAATAAAAGTTTTGGTCTCATCAAGAATGTTGAAATGCAGAGTGAAGGAGATTTAGTGCCCAGTACTACTGTTACTGACAATTCTGTTTATGGAAGTCCTAAAGTTGCCATTGATGAATGGAATATTGGTGCACCATTAAAATGACCTATTTGTATTACAACCATAAATATTATATAAAAAGAAAAGGGGTCAATTGACCCCTTTTTCTGTATGTGAATTTGAGATTATCTCAAGTCACCGATGCCGAAGGTTGTTAAACCATCGCAGTAGATTCTACCATAGTAACGGTTAAGTACCATTTTCTTAGCATAACGAGTCATGACACCACGGATTGGTGTGAAATCAAATGGGTTATACATTACAGGTGTTAACTGCATTGGTACGTAAGGAGCGTAGATGTAACCTGTTTCCAAGATACTTGTTCCTTTATGTCCGATAAGCACTGTGTTAGCAGGTGAATAAGGGTCACGATATACTATGTAACGTCCACTAAGTGTACCGATTTTTTCGATACCCATGTTGTATTTGTCCTGTTCTGGACTTGCGTTACTTACATGGAAATATTCAAGGTCATCGAATACTGCACTTACTTCAGGAGATACAACAATCCAAGAAGCACCACCACGAAGGGTTGCTTTGTGAATCTGAGCAGAAATCTGGTTAATCTTTGTTACCAAAGTTTGGTTCCAGTCCTTCTGTGTACCCATGTAAGCAGTTGTCTGTCTACGAATACCATTATAGTCCCAACGATTTGTCCAAGCTGCGCCTCTACGAAGGTCACGAAGAATTTCACGGTCAATTTCTGCTGCCATTTGTTCTGACAATAAAGCTGTTAATTCTGCTTCAGCATCAATGTTATGGAAAGCTGATACGTCCTGTGCTAATTCAGGTGTCCACTGTGCACGCATTTTACGAGTTTCAACAGAAACTGTAACTTGGTCAAGTTGGAAAGTTACTTCAGCCATTCTTGAATCTTCTTCCAAATCAGAGTAAACTCTGTATGTGAAGCTGATTGTAGGAGTGGTTGCTGCACTCATTGCTTGATAGCCATCTGTACCTGCGTATGAAAGGTCAACAATAAGGGTAATTCTGCCCAATTTATCAACCATTGCCTGTCCGTATTTCTGAACTTTTACGTTGAAAGGAAGTGAACTACCTGATACAACACTCTCACTTGCGAAAGGTGCTGGTGCAACAAATGTTACGTTTGAGGTAATTTTTAAACCTGCCAAGAATGATTCAGTATCCATCGGAACGCCTGTAGGACCAACTAATTTACCTTCGAAAGTGGTACTGAAACCACTAAGTACAACGGTAAGATATTTTGTTCCTGCTACCCATGCAAATGGAGTTTGAGTTGCTACGCCAGTTATAAAAGTGATTTCACCTTTACTTCTGTCGAACAATGATGTGCCTTCTTCAGCGTATTCAGTTGCATAGAAAGCATCGTATAATGAACGGCTTTCAAACTGAGTTCTTGCTGATAATACTGTGGTTGCTGCGTTTTGATATGCACCATCAGGTGAAGTATGTGCAAACTGAAGAGGGTTAACTTGTACTCTTTCGCTTGCTTTAGGGTTGATATAGTACAATTTACCAATAGGTAAGTTAAGTGCTTGTACAGACACGATGTCGTTTGCTAAAAGTTTAGCGAACACTCTACGGATAACTGGGAATGCAACGGTTTCAAACTGACCACTGTTATATGATTCAGTTGACTCGTTAATCATGTGCGATAACTGGTTTTCGAAAAGCTGTGCGCAGTTCTCTTTTACGTTACCTTCAAGACCTTCAAGAAGACCAATTTTTTCCCAACGATTAGTAGTTATTTCTCTTTGTTCACGGAGTTGTTTCAAACCAATGTTACCAACTTCCGCACTTTCTAATAAAAATCCCATTTTTAAATGTTTTAATTTTTATGATATTATTTTTTTGTCTTTTCTTTCCACATATTCAATGATTCTTCTCATCTTTTTCATGTGGCTGTCGTCAGCATATGCAGTTACCTCTTCTAATTTTTGCTTTGATGATGGCTGTATAGACACTGCAGCTTTATCTTCAACGCTTTCAGTTAAAGTTTTACGACTTTCTTTCATTTCTGTAAGAACTGCCTTATACTTCTTCTGTGAATCGGCAATATTATCAACTTTTTTAAATTCGTTGATAATTTTTATTTTATCGTCTTGAGTTAAAGCAAGTTCTTCATTTACCAATAGGTTGTTGACGTGTGCCAAATTAGTATTGAACAATGCCATATCTTTCAATTGATTGCGATACTTATCAAGTGCAGTCTTGTAGTTTTCAAGTAATGTACTAACTGACGTTTTATACTTTTTAACCTCATTTATTTTTTTGGTCAATTGTTTATTTTCGTTAATTAATCCACTGAGTTTTTTTGCTGATTCATCAACACCTTGATGACGGAATCTACCGTGTGTACCTTCATGGTCACCTAATTTACCCGGAGTTATTGTACCTGCTGAATAAGAAATTTGCATTGCTTCTTCAACTGGTTTTTCGCTTGGAGTACCCAATACGTCTTCAACGTCTTCGGGTTTAATTGGTTGTTCTTCATCAATCATAGGTTTGGTTGGTCCACCGGGATTAATTTTATTTGCACCCTGTCCACCATTATTTTTCTGTTCGCCAAGTTCATCAATCATTGGTGTAGTAGGTCCACCAGGATTAATCCTGTTTGCACCTTGCCCACCATTATTTTTCTGTTCTTGAACTCCACCTATTGATGAAATCATTTCATCAAGTTTATTTCTCATTTCTACAAGTTGATTGTATGCAACACCCTTATTTCCGCTTTCCATATATGATGGCGACTGTGGGTTAATACCTTGAAGTTCCTCACCAAGTCCTTGCATTTTTGAAATTTCTTCCTCAATGCTTTCCATAGTAAGTATTTCATCGCTACCACCTGCGTTTCCAAGAGCATTGTTTACGCTCGATGTATCAAGTTCCGATATATCAAATTCTTCTGTCAGATTTGAAATAGGCTTACCTGAAGTTGGACCTTTAATTTTTTCATTATAGACTTTGCCTTTTTCAGCTTCGCCCTTACCGATGTTAGGAGTTTTACCTTCAACATCTGCAGTGAAATCTTTTTCACGTTCTTCTTCAAGTACATCTTTACCCTTTGCTACTTTTTTTCCTTTAAATGGGTCACTTTTGCCAACAGTATCAGTGATTTTTACATCTTCTTCTACATTAGCTTCATTGACTTTTGCAACATCTTTCGATGGTACACTTGTTTTTGTAACAAATGGTTTGCCTTGTCCGGCAGTTTCTACGACCTTTTTGGTCTCTTCTTTTTGATTCTTCATATCAGATTCTTTGTTTATTCCAGTTTCATCTGATTTCTCAGACTCTTTACTCTCGTCCAATTTTTTATAGGACTCTTTTGCTGTTTTTTTATTTTTATTTAATTCTTCTTTTAGTAAATTGCTGAATTCCTTTGGAAACTCTTCCGCTAATTTTTTTTTAGCATTAGCTTCTGCAGCTTGTTGAATAATCTCATAATCCACAAGTGCTTCCTTTATTATCGATTTATTATCGTTTGCCATGTCTTAAAATATCGTAACTAATACTATAATTTTTATATAAATACATAATTTTTACCAAAAAGTATTTTTTTTAATAAAAACACCCTTAATTTTCTTGCTTTTCAAAAAAATTATGCTTACACTATGCACCAAATTTTCTTACAGCAAAAATTTATCAATTGCTGTAATTACCTTATCATCACCTTCTTTGAGATAAATTCCGTTCTTCTGAACATAATTTTCTCCAAAACTCATTTCGCCCTTATTGCCAGGAAATAGGAATGCTCCGGGAGTTGATGGGGTTGCAACTAAGTCAAAACCAATTAATTCAAAGTCTGCTTGTACAAGATTCTCACCGTTTATTTCTTTAAGTGTACCAACACCACGAGAAGATATACCTAATCTTATTTTATTTTGAAGGTATAGAACCACTTTATCACCAACCATAGAAACTATACCATATTTAATAAATCCGGGACTGACGATAATTTTAATTTCGCCAAAGAGAATATTTTCTTGTGCACCTTTACCCCACCACATTTTAGTAATCATGTGAGAGATATTTTGTAAAGAAATTATGCTACTGTCAGGGTGGTCGGCTTCAGAAACCGCACTATTAGTATCAACCAACTTTTGGTACTCTAAAACTTGTGGTAATAAAACGTTTTTGGGATATATTCTGCCATTCTTGTTCTTAACACCCCATTTTTGAAGAATGCAGTCAATTAAAACTGGCTCGTTTGGCTTAAGAACAAATGCTTCATTAATAAATTTAGGATTTAAATCAGTATCTATATAACCCGCATCATGTTCAATTAAAATTCCGAATCCCGTATCACCTGCTTCCAATATCCTGCTTAATTGTTTCTTTAACATAACAATATCTTTAATATAAATAGTTTGTAACACTATTTTAGTTCAACAATTGCCTTTGGCTGTAGTTGACTTATTTTGTTTACTATAAATAGTCCTGAAACTCCGATAAGATTTTATTATCTTTATATTTTTTCTGCTTCCGTATTTATAGTAAAAAACAAAGAATGGCAAACAGTCCAGTAACCCAATATGGTAATGTTTTATTGATTGACCCTAACTTAGTTAATGTAAATACCGAAATGCCCAACAGCATACCTCCGTATCAAGACATGTTCATTTTTGCTGAACTAACCGCAAAAAGAAGAGGAAGAACTGTATTAGAAACTACTTCAGAAGGTATTACGAAGATTCAAGATAATGGTACTAATAATAATATTACTGTAAATTTTATTGGTAATAATCAAGATACTTCACAACCAAATCCAAACTATTTAAATTTTACAACTAATTGGTATGATGGTAGTAGTGGAGATAGAATACAATTTGAGGGGTTTGGTATCACAGGTATCAAAGTAATTGTAAACTCATCATTCATTCCCCAAGTAAATATTGATTTTGTTGACATAAGAGGATTGGCTTTTTTCAATCAAGCAAATTCACCCTACAGAATATTATTCGATTTTCCACCGCCAATATTCAATTTAACACTTAAAGGATATTATGGTATGCAATTGGTATATAAATTACACCTTGTTAAATATACGTCAGACTTTAAGTCAGAAAATGGTAATTATGTCATTAATGCGCAATTTATCGCATTAACATATGCACCATTGACTGATGTACTTTTCAGATACGTTATTAATTTTCCGTTGATGCCAATGGCAAATAATGGTGATATGTCAATTAATCCCGATTCAGGTATGCCACCAAAAAACACATATGAATTAATATTAAAACTTAAAAATTTATATACACAATATGGCGAAAAAAAGAATACAGATGTTGATGCACAGGAATATAAAAACACATTACAAAATCTAAGCAATTATGATGAGATTATAAGTATTTTAAGTCAGTATAAAAATAATGATGGATTAAAACAGATTGGTACTCCCCAATTAATAGTTAGAAATGGGTCATATGTTGCAGATGGCGGTAAAGAATTAACTGTACTTAACAATCTCACGGACTACAATGGCTATATCAAAGAAATTCCAACAGAAGGACTACCAAATAACATAAGCCAGAGACTACTTATTGTTTATTTGGTCAGTGCAATAACCCTTCCCACAGAAGATTTGACTGATAATCCTAATGCAAATATTAATATCAGAAGAAATGAAGCAATTAGAATATTATCCAAATATCGACAAGAAGAATTGCTTAATAGAAGTACCGATAAATTAGGTAAATTTATCACAGATAGCGACATAAAGATTCCAAATATAAATGGTTTCACAAGCAACCAAAATATTGCCTCTGCCACTCCAGAAATCACAAATTTATATGTTGGTCTGGATGTTACTGATTTTTATGTAAAATTATATAAAGAAAAAACGGCTCAATTAAAATTAAAAGCCGATGCAATGGATAACATGAACGAGAAAATCAATAATATGGTTATAGAAAATCTCGGTATGAAGCCAACAATTTATAATATATTTAAATTAATTTTAGATGATGTTGACACATTCTTTAAAGTATTGCGCACAACCGCATGTGATGCCGAAAATCACCATAAAACATATATTGATAAAATTGTTAGGGGTAGCGGATATAAAGATACAGAAAATAAGATTTTTGCGTTTCCATTGGTCGTTAAAGATGAAAAGGTCTGCAATCAAATCAAACAATCAAGAACTGCACCAATAGAATTAAGTTATAATTTAGATGCAGAATTTCCAGAACTTAAATTAATTCGGGAATTTATCGAAACATTTACAAAACAGCAAACAATAACTGCACTTTTAAATATGAAAGCAGAGCAAAATGCTAATGGTACATTTAAATGGATACCAATATCACCAGTTGATTCAAAACTCGCCAGCATTAATTTGGAAACTCCCTATTATGGCGTTGACAACTCTGACGGTGGCTCAACATCGCAACCAATCAATTTGTCAACAGAACCAAGGTTAAAACAGGTTTTTACAAAACTAATAACGAGATTTTATATTCTTTCACAAAATTCATTTGCCGAAGGCTTTTATAGTACCGAAAAAGGTCAAAAAGAATTGGTCAGCATGTTCAGCCAGTCAGAATCAATTAACTTAGCATCTTCAATAACAAATAAAGAATTTGCTAATCTTCTACTCACTGCTGCTAAACACTATGGAACTGAAAATAATATAGAAGATTTTTATGCATATGTAAAAGATAATATCCCCGACCTATATTCTTTCACTGAGGCAGAACAACCATTTTTCAAAATTTCGAATGGCGGTATTAATGTATATACAAATAAGAAAAATTCACAATATGAGGGTTTTTCCATGTATAATGAAGACATTTCTCTTCAAACTTCAGAAGGCGGCAATAACCCAATTGATAATTTTCAGAAAAATGTCAAAAGAACCAAATGGAAAGAATTTTGGAATGGTAAAGTACTTGAAAGTTTATATGGATTTACTCAAGAAAATGTCTTTTTGATTAAAGATAGTAGTCCAAGTGGTAGTGGCTTTAATAGTGAAGGTACTAATTCTCAATCACGCTTTATTGCTAAGCAAGGAACAATAAAAATTATTCCAGCAACACCCAAATCTAATTATGACGATTATGAAATAAAATTTTATAATGCCACAAATAATCAACTTCAATACGCAGAACCAACAACTGCCCTTTTATTTCAATTTTTTGGTACTAATACAACCAAAATAAACAGAAAAAAATTTATTGATTTTACAATAAGCAAAAATTTTGGCAATACTGCTTTTCCATTGGTGGGTGCAAATGCAATACCTGAAGTCGAAAAATTAGAAATGTTTGGTGACGTTTCTGAAACATGGATTAGTCAATTATCTGAACATGACACTGAAATTTTGGCTGAAATAATAAGTGGCTACACTGACCCAAGTAAACCTGCTGAATATAATTCCAAATTTAATCCAAGATTAAGCGCATTAGTGCTGGCATCAAATTTTGGAACTACTTTAAGTCCATTTAATGTTTATCCGCACTTTTTAAGCAGATATATTTTTAATGACCCTGCTGTAGTTGAAGTTCCCTCATTCTTACCTATTTATGTTGGTGCTTTGATTGACGTTATTTCCGGGACTACGGAATATAATACCATTTATGATTTTTTTATAAGTGGTTCTGGCAAAAATCTAAATAGTGGCGGTGTTTTTGTGTTTGCGGATATGGTTGACATAAATAATGGTTTGGCTGAAAAAGATAAAGCATTATTTAAAATTGAATTCGAAAAATTCTATGGAAGTAATGGTCAACTTGGTAAACCATTTTCTAACATTATATTACAATTAAGAACGTTATATGCTGGAGCACAATTAGCATCAAAAAATGCAAAAAGTGAATCTGAACGAATTAAATTAAAAGCAAAGTATTACGAAAGTATGTTAAATGCGAGCAACGGAAAAGCCTTCAATGTAGTGCTACAACCATTGTTAATTAATGTGGACACTTCAGCAAAAAACAACATAATCAATTACAATCAATTAACATTCTTGCCTTGGACCAATACAGAAATAGGTTATGAATCTATTGATACAATTAATACTGGTGCCATTAATGGTATCAAAAAATATGTAAATAAAAATGCGGTTAATAGAAATTATTTTAAGGGATTATTTGAAAATTTAGCAATTGATATTCAAGCACAACAAACTAAAATTGCTAATAAGGAAGAAGAAAATAAAAAAATGACTGGTGATGAAGACATTATCACACAAACATATTATTCGTTTAAAAACATTAATGATAAATGGCTCACATCTCCCAATAAAAACAATAAAAATCTTGGATATCCGCTTGATATTAGTGAAAATTTAACCGCAACAAACAATCGAACATTAATAGATGCATTTGTTTTTGTCGATAGGGCAATGAACCCAATTGGAAATACAATTATCAATCCAGAAATGTTAATTGATTTAATGGATAATCCTGACGTATCAATATTTAGCGTATTGTCTCAAATATTGTCCATGAACGGCTTTGAGTTCTTTCCATTGCAAAATTTCATGAAATTTGAAAATAAGGGTTGGGAAGAATCATTTAAAATCGACACTCAAATGGACATAACTTCAAGTCCTGCATTCGTTTGCATGTATATTGGTGGTTCGTCAAGTTATCCAACAGGTATTGGAAATATGGGTGGTAATTTTGTTGATGACGGTATTCTTGAAATCAGTACACCGGGAGTGCCCGATTTTTCACTTCAAGAATGTGAAGCAATTCCAACGGATGATAATCAAACGGCAAAAAATTCAGAATTTCCATATAGAGAAGTAAGGGCATTTAGGGTTAAATTTGGTACACAGGCACAATCTATGTTCAAGGACATAAAAATAGACAGTAAGGAATATCCAGAAACCAATGAATCTTTGCAAATATTGTCAAGATTGGCGGGTGATAATAAATTAAATGCACCACCACCAAAAGGGCAGAACTTATATAACTTATACGAAAACAGGTCATATAGGGCAACCGTATTAGGATTAGGAAATATGATGATTCAGCCAACGCAATATTTTCAATTGGAAAACATTCCAATGTATAATGGCGCATACATTATTTTAGGCGTTGAACATAATGTTGAACCAAATAAAATGACCACAAGTTTTACTGGCACTAAAATATTAAAATACCCAGTTCCAAGAGTATTGCAATCGTCTTCTATTGTAGGTTTCGAAGGTGGAAATACGAATGATACTAATGTGGCAATGGCATCGGCAAATGAAGTTACAATTGGTGTAGGTGCTTTGGGCAACCCGCCACTATCACAATTTAATTCATTATATACATTTAAAATCCAATAATATGGCATATGTATCAATAACAGAAGAAGGCGAAGCGTTTATTCGTGCAGTTTGTACAGACAGTAAAACTGGTGGCGCAAAATTACTTTCGGGTAAAAATAAATATCCGATGCCATATACTGGTCCACCATTAGTTGACCAAACATGGACAGCTAATTTTACCTATGGCGGTACTTTAGTAACTACAGGTGAAATGCTTGCAAATGCACTAATTGCTTGGTTCAATAAATATGGCGAAATGTATAAAATGGATGCAAATGTTATCGCTGCACAAGCATATATAGAATCTAAATATGTTATGTGGACATATTCTGGCGGTGACAGTGCCGCATCAGGAATAAATCAATTTGAAATGTCCACTTTTTTTGGAATTGTTGTTGAAAATGACGGAAGTACAGCAAAAATGACTCCACCTGAAATAGCAACATTAATTGATGGGTTAGATGAAAATAGAAACAAGGATTCATATCATGTCAGAAGCAGTACATTTATAAATGCAAGGCATAATAGACCTATTCTTCATCAGAATATTATTGATAATCCGGAATTAATGATAAAGGCACAATGCCGATACATGAAAGACATAGCAAATAAAAGCGATTCTTTAACAAGCACAACACTATTTTGTTATAACAGAGGTTTATATATGTCAAACACATACACTAAATCAATTCAAAGATGTAATAATGCAAATAAAGGCAACCCCGATTATCAAAAATCTGGTCTTGATTATGCATTAAAAGTTTTTGGTGTGTTAGGCGACCAAGACAATTTTCTCGAAACAAAAGGATTGCCAACAGGTTATAAATTAAAGGGCAAATGTTTTGGATATAATGAAATAAAATATCCTGATATAACAAAAGGAAATACTATTGTTTCTAATCCCAAAAATCTTAAATTAACAAAACCCTTTGATGCATTTGGTGCAAATGTAGCTGAATCCGCTAATTTCAATTTAGACCCAAAATTTCCAAACGATAAAGTTGCAGAATATTTATCTAATTCTGTAAAAGACTATAGATATATTTACTATCCCTCAAATAGATATTATCAAACTTCTACCGAAAAGAAACAAATCGTATTGCATCATACTGCAAGTGGTGATGGTTCAGCGCAAGACATATTATGGTGGGAAAAAAATTCGGATAAGGTTGCCGTATCATTTATTATTACAAGACGTGGCGAAATACTTCAACTGTTTTCAACCAATTATTGGGCATATCATTTAGGAATAACAGATAAGTTATTAACTGAATATGGTACTGCTGGAATAGATAATGAAAAATTAAATAGTGAATCAATTGGAATTGAAATTGATAGTTGGGGCGGTTTAGTTTATTCTGATGGATATTGGTATCCTCCAGTACAAAACAGTAATACTGTTGCCGATACAAGAAATAAGCCAATCACCAATGTTATTCAATACACAGCACCACAATATTCTAAAGGATATCATGGGTTCTATGGTTTTGAAAAATATACACCCGAACAAATTGGGGCACTCAAAACCTTAATCTATGCGATAAGTTCAGTGTGGACTAAAATACCTTTAGGTTATGTTAATGATATATATTCCAGCGATAATGTAGATATGTGGGGTAAAGATATTGTTCCAGGCATTTGGACTGCGGAACACGATGCATACGCTCAAAAATCGGGCATTTGGACACATGTTAGTTATCTACCAAGCAAATCCGACTGTCAACCGCAACCCGAATTAATTGCAATGTTAAAATCACTATAACAAAAAAGGCATCTTTCGATGCCCTTTCATTATTTATAACAATTCCTTTTTAAATTCATGTAAACCAATAATATCATCATTAATGGTATTCTTGTTGTATTTCATTTCTTTTATTTTACGAATCGCATTAGCAATTTTAAGTTTTTTTTCTTCAGCATCATCATTACCAACGCCTTCAAGTATTGCCAAGCATTCTGTTTTATATTCTTCAAGAATTGTTGTTTTTTCCTTTTTATCGGCTTTAATGAGTTTTTTTAATAATATCTTGTCGGATTCATTGAGCGATTCATATTTATCGTTGAATTTATTAATTGCAATTTCAATAACATCTTCATTAACATCCTTCACTTCCATGTTTTCAGTTAATGCTTGTGTTTTAGGTGTTTTTATGTGATTGAGAACCAAATCAAATGACTCATGCATTGCATCAACATCGATTTTATCGCAATCATTAAGCGATTCGCATATAAGAGTATCAATAGCATTATATAATAATCCTCTTTCGAGTTCAGACGGCATACCATCAAGAACCATGCTTCCACCCTTCAAAAATTCATTTAATTTCAGACGTTCTTTATCTATTTCATCAATAGTATATACTTCGAACAATTTTATATTACTGTCAATATAGCGTGTTGCCGCTAAATCATTTTCAATGGTTTTATTTTCTAAATTATTGAAAACTTTAAACTCTAACTGTAAAATAGGCGAACTTTTAACAACTTCAAAAAAATCAGTTGTTATTTTTTTGGATTCCTCAATAAGACTGTTGTTAAAATAAGAATCCCTTAATTTGTTTGAAACTACTAAATTGGCTATTCCTATGTTAGTGTTTTTCATAATTATTTTGTTCGATTTATTATAAATACTATAATTTACTCTAAATGATTATTTTTGTCCATACTTAAATTACTGTACCACCACCTTCAGTAGGACCAGAAACACTTAATTCATCAATGTCACCCAAATCTTCAAGGTTAACGTCATCTGTTTCAACGATTTTCTGCTGAGTATTAAAATTTTCGCCTTCTTTCAAAAGACTATCAATTTCATTTGCCATTCTCATTGCACGGTCATTCAATTCATTATTTTTAACAGTATTTTCATGTATAACCTTTTTATGTTTAGCTTCTTTTTTTGTATCGGGTTGCTGAGTGCTACCAAATACAAGTTTTTCAACCCGAGTATTATATTCTTCTTCACTCAATACTTTTCTTCCACGAACATTTTCTTGCGCTTCAATTGGTGGAAGTTCTGCAGGAGATTGATTTGGTAATCCCGGAATTGGTGCTGGTGCACCCGGACCGCCTGCACCGCCTGTGGGTGGCATTCCACCGCCTGCACCACCTGCAGGTGGCATTCCACCTTGTTCAGTACCACCGCTTGGAGCACCAAGTGCAGCATTTGCTTCACCATATCTCTTATCAATATCTGCAAATAATCCGGTTTTCTTAATAAGAACAGGAGCATCTTGAAGTTCTTGCATAATTGCTTTTTCCATCTTCTGCTGTTTCAAGTCTTCAACAATTTCTCTATCGCTCATATTGAATAATACTCGCTTAGCTGTTGTGTGTGACATAGCAGCAATACCAGATTCTGCACGTGTTAACTCAGTATAAGTTTGTGCTTTATCACGCATCAATTCAGACTTAAGTAATTCTTGCTGAGTTGAAGGATTGGTAAGAGTAAGTGTAAAGTCTTTCAAATCATCACCAGTATAACCTAAAAGGTATAGGTGAATCATTGCCATTTTATTGAGTTCCTGAATTATTGCCTGTTGAATACGATTGACTTTCTTAGAAAATCTGATATCGTATTGTGCCATATTTTTACCTGCACCTGCAGCATCTTGAAAACTTAAGAAAGGTTTAGGAACACCAAGTCCAACAAACAAATTATCACGAAGATATTCAATGTCTTGAATAGCATCCAAGTTACTTGCACCCGGAAGAGTTTCAATACCTGTTTGTGTATTTGCATTTCTTACTGGAAGAAAATAATCTTCGTCATTACCAAGTATGTTGAAACGATAATCAATTTGTCCATCATTTGGTTGCACTTGTGCGGTCTTTTTGAATTTCGTTGCTACCTTATAGATATAGTTTTCAATATCGTCTTCGTCAATATTACCTACGTCAATTTTGAATACTTTCTTTTCTCCTGCACGGATAATACGATAAGTTAACATAGCATCTTCAGCCATAACTAATTGTCTGAAAACTCTACGAACTTTATTAAGAATTGATGAACCATATGGTAAGTATTTGTCGTCACCCAATAATCTGAAATGGGCAATTTCAAATACGTTGAATTCGTCACCCGTCATTCTTTCTTTAAATTTTACTAAAGGCTTACCGTTTTGTATTCTTTCAAATCTTTCAATTTCATAATTTACCATTTGTTTTACGTGAGTAATACCCTTTTTACGTTCACCGTAAAGCAATACGAAATTATCACCGTACTTACATAGGTTTCTTACCCAAAAAGGTAAGTTAACATTCACATTAACAATATCATAAAAGAATTCTTCAAGTAAATACTTAACACGTTCTTTGTTGGAATAAATGTTTAACATTTTACCGTTTAAGCCAATTGTTGTTGCTTCTTCCATAAAAAGGTCCAATGCACTACTAATAATTGGGTAATATTCCATACCTTCATAATCAATATATGCAGGAAGTCTGGCTGCTTCATATTGAAGTGCCTTTTGAAAGCCTCTGTCAGTTGTACGAAAGAATTTGCTTTGAAGTTCTTTTTTCTGCTCCAATTCCAAACCTTTCTGATGAATTTCTTCGGGAGTATTACCCTTAATAATTATCTTGGTTTCTCTTGGTGGAGCAACAGATGTACCAACACTTGCAGTCGAAGACATGGGCATTCCATCAGTAAAACCCATACCATCAAGGTTTAACAATCCATTAAGTTGCTGGTATATTGTTAATTTATTTTGTTTCTCATCAGCCATTTTTATAATTTATTATAGTTTTTTATAAATACTATGATTTTTAGCAAAAGTCATGTAGTTATAAATACATTCTATCTTTTGTTTTTATCTTTAATTCCATCAAATAGCCACGCATTTACCATGTATGGATTCATTGGATTAGTGCTATTAGGTGAAATCATGGGTTTATTCTTGAAAATATTAGTATTAGTATTTCCGCTATTCATTCTTTTATCCATTTCAGCGAAATCATTTACGGTCATAATTGCATTAAGCATTTTTTCTGTAATACCCTTACTTTGTTTATATCTTGCCATATCATAGTTTAAAACATATAAGGCAATCGATAATCCCATGATACTATCATCGTGGAATGAACGTTTATGGTCTGCAACCCTATTACCGGGCACTGTGACGAAGGTTTTAAGTTCATTGAGTAATCTGACTGACCTAATAATCACGTCTTCCATATGTATCGCTCTTTGCATTTCAAGCACTACTGATGAACGATTACCACCAACAAAAAATCCGGGAATTAAATCAACATTAATAATCAATCCGTCTGCCATTGCTTTTTGACCCTTCTTAATATATCCCTGTAATCTATCTCTTGATGGCTTATGCGTTACTTCAGCATAATGAACATTTTCATATCCATATTCCAATAATTTTTCAACGGTCTGAACGCCATAACCACCTGTGATATCAACAACAACATAAGCATTATTATATCTTCTTGCAAATTGGTATGCTACTTCAGCAAGTACTTGTGGTACTATTTTGCCCATATATTCAGCAACTTGATAAACCCTATTTCTCCGTATTTTAGTCTTTTTAACTTTCTCGCCTTTGGTAATAAGTTTTTCTTCAATTATTTGCTTGACCTTTAAAACGTTAATCGTTGAACTGTCTTCACCGTGTCCCGGAGAAGCATCAATTCCCATTATGTAATCTTCGCCAGGAATTGGGTCTTCCCAAACCCAAAAATTCATATCCATATATTCCTGTTTGATTGGAACCAGAACTTCATGTTCTTGAATACGTAAAAGATATTCTTCAGCAATAAAGTTATCACCAGACCCTAAGAAAGAACAAAGTAATTCTTGACTGATTTTACGCATATCACCGTTAGCATCCCTTACTTGTTCTTCAAACCAAGGAGAACTTGCTTCCCAGAATTCTTCAACCATTTTACTACGTTTCTCAGCATCCCAATTTTCGTCAGTTATACGAATCTCATTTTCCTTGCCTTTATTCTTCACCCACTCAAGACCCTTATTATATCTTGGGTCATTATACCACCATAATTCAACTGCCTTAAAGTTGTTTTCTCCCCTACGAGCACCATCAAAATGTTTGTAGAAAACTGCATCAAGACCCGAAGGTGTTGAAACCATGATAGCACCACCACCAGTACCTAATGTAGGTCTTGCTGCGGTCCAGAATTTATCTCCCTTTTCTGTCCATGCAGTTTCATCCCAGAATATCAAAGTAGGTGTCATACCACGAAGACCTTTAGATGAGAAAGCACCTAAACGAGAATTATTGTCATAAATTTTATCCTTCTGAGTATCTTTTAAATTCTTACCATCAACCATACCTGTTTTTGGCTTCAGCCAAGTCGGACAACTTTCAATGAATAAAACTACATCACTCATAATTTCATCACGTGCTGTTTCAAGTTTATCTGCCACAATAGCAACCTGTCTGTTACTGTTGAACATTATATACCATGCAATGTAT